TTGACGCCGCGCGGTATGGTTTTGCCGCGCCAGTTGATGTCGATGACGCTGGGGCGGCCGAGCACGGGGCGCCCGTAGGTGCTGGCGCCCTTGAATGCCAGCACGTGCGCGTGGGCGTGGTTGCGGCAGTAGGTGTAGACGGCGTGCGTGTTGTGGCCGCCGGTGTCGACGCCGGTGGCCTCGATGAGCATTTGCGCGCCACTGGCATGCAGCACGGGCGTGCGGCGGATCTCGGTGAGGCGCGTCCAGGGGGAGCCCTCGGTGCCCTCCTCCAGGTTGGGGTCACCGTAGATGATGTGGCGGTCGACCAGCCAGCTTTCCTCGCCGCGCCCGTAGGCATAGACGCGGGCCTCCAGGCGGTCGGGCTGGGTGTCGACGCCCATGGTGAGCATGAGGGCGCGGGCTGGTGCGCGGCCGAGCTCGTAGTCTTCAGCCCGGCGGCGCAGCACGTCGGCGTCGGCACCAATGCCGGTTTCGGCCCAGGTTTCGGCCAGGCTGGAGTTGACGAACTCTTTGAGCGGGCCGCTGTTGCCGGCTTTCTTGGCGACTTGCGCGGCCTCCCACTTTTCGACCAGGCTGGCCCAGCTGCGCCAGCCGAGCGGGCTGTAGAGCTTGTTGAGGTGGAATCCTGCGCGCTTGCCACGGCCAGCGCCGGGGTTTTGCGGGATCCACAGGCCAGCGCGTGCAAGTCATCCTGCAGGCGCCGCCAGCCACGCCACAGGCGACCGAGCAAACGCTGCTGGATCTAGAAAAGGCGCTGCGCTCCAGCTGGGGTGGCGACCGGCCCTACATCGCCCACCGCCGGGGCGATGGCCACAGCGAGCGCAACAGCCGCATCTGGCGCGCGTACCAGCAGGGCCAGCACATCAGCTACCTGGCCCGAAAAGAAAACCTCACCCCGCGCCGGGTTGAACAGATCGTCAGCGCCATGCGCCCCGCCAGGCCGCCGCGCGTGCGCTGACCGCGCACAAAAAGCGAAATCGTTTGCCTTAACCATTTCGCCCCATTGGCCGCAAATTCCGTGGAAACGTCCCGCCATCCACCAGCGAGCCTCCACGTTGACAGCAGCCATCCCCATCATCGAGCCAACCCGCATCGCCAAAGGCGACACCGTCAAATGGACGCGCACGCTGCCGGACTACCCGGCCGATGACAGTTGGGTGCTCAGTTACGAGTTTGTCAACACCACGACGCGCTTTGCCGCCACCGGCAGCGCCAGCGGCTCCGACCACTTGGTGACTCTGGCCGCCGGCACCACCAGCGGCTACACCGCCGGCACCTACGACTGGCGCGCTCGCGTCACCAAAGCCAGCGAGGTCTACACCGTCGGCACGGGCCGCGTCACCGTCGATGCCAGCTTTGGCGCTGCAGTGGATGCGCGCAGCCAGGCGCGCCGCACGCTGGAGGCCATCGAGGCCGTGCTGGAAGGCCGGGCCGACAGCTCCGTGCAGGAGTACGAAATCGCAGGCCGCCGCATGAAGCACATCACCATCCCCGACCTGCTGGTGCTGCGCGACCGCTACCGCGCCGACGTCGCGCGCGAAGACGCCGCCAGCCGCACGGCCGCAGGCCTGCCCAACCCCGGGCGCGTCTACGTGCGCCACATCTAACCCACCCCCATGGTCAAGCCCACCGCCGCACGCCAACACCCGCCCGCCGGCCTGCTGGCCCGCACCGCCCAGGCCGTGCGCCACATCTTCCGCCCGGCCACCAGCGGGCAGCGGGCTTTCCATGCCGCCCGGGTCGACAACACCACCGCCAACTGGCTGCTGGTGGAATCATCGATCAACGAGGAGTTGCGCTCCGATCTGGACCGCCTGCGCGTGCGAGGCCGCAACCTGCGGCACAACAACGACTACGCCGCCAAGTTTGTCGGCATGTGTGGCGACAACATCATCGGCCCCAATGGCGTGCGCCTGCAGTCCAAAGTGCGCGACCCGGCCGGCACACAGGACCGTGGCGCCAACAACGCCATCGAGACCGCCTGGGCTCGCTGGGATACCGTTGCCGACATCACCGGCCGCCAGACCTTCCGCGAGATGTGCCGCACCATGGTCGAAGGCATGCCTTCGGACGGTGAATTTCTGCTGCGCATCGTCACCGGCCGCGATGCGGGCAACGCGTTCAACATGGCGCTGCAGATCATCGACGTTGATCGCATTGATACCATGTACAACGGCACCTATGGCGGCAACACCGTCATCATGGGCGTCGAGCTCAATGCCTACCGTCGCCCCGTGGCGCTGCACCTGTTTGAGGGCCACCCCAGCGACGGAGCCCGCACCAACCGCCGCCGCGTCCGCGTCCCGGCGGAGGAAATCATCCATGGCTACAAACAGGAGCGCGCCGACCAGGTGCGCGGCATCCCCTGGATGGCCCCGGGCATGCTCAGCCTGCACCACCTGGGTGGCTTTGGCCTCGCTGCGCTTCTGGCCGCTGAGCACGGCGCCAACCATTACGGGTTTTTCACCACGCCAGACGACAATGCGCCCGCCATTGGCGACAAAGACCCCGACACGCAGCAAACCATTGCCACCACCCAGCCCGGCATTTACGACACGTTGCCAGCGGGCACCAACTTCACCCCGCACGAAAGCAAATACCCCAACGAGGTGTTTTCACCCTTCTGGAAGTGCACGCTCCAGCGCATCGCCTCGGGCTGGAAGGTGGCGTATCACTCGCTGGCCAACGATCTGGAGGGTGTCAACTTTTCCAGCATCCGCTCGGGCACGCTGGAAGAGCGCGACAAGTGGGCCGCCGACCAGCAATGGTTTATCGAGACCGTGCTGGAGCGCATCTACCCGCAATGGCTGCGCATGGCCCTGCTCAGCGGTGCCATCACGCTGGAAAACGGCAGCGCACTGCCCGCCGTCAAATATGAAAAATTCCTCGCCCACCAGTGGCAACCCCGCCGCTGGGAGTGGGTCGACCCGCGTGCCGACACCGCCGCCACCATCGACAAGGTGCGCGCCGGCCTGACCAGTCCGCAGGCTGTCTGCGCCACCATGGGTGAGGACTTTGAAGACGTGGTCGTCTCCATCTCCGAGGCCCAAAAACTCGCCGCGCAATACGGCGTGCGCCTCACGGCCTACGACGCAACCCCCGGCGCCAACAGCAGCGCCAGCGCAGACCCGGTCACGCCAGATCCAGCGCCCGCCGGCAACAGCAAAAAGCGAAACGCTTTGCCTTAACTATTTCGCACCACCCACCGCCCAATACACGCCATGGCCAAAACCAAACGCATCCCCGAAGCACTGCGCACCGCGCTGGCACCCACCCACGGCGCCGTTGTGCGCTCGGTGCTGTTCGAGCGTGCCAGCGTCAATCAAGACGCCCGCACCGTCGAGCTGTGCTTTGCCACCGAAAACCCGGTCGAGCGCTACTGGGGCTTTGAGATCCTCGACTGCGCCCAGGGCAGCGTGCGCACTGCGCGGCTGGCCGCTGGCTGCAACCTCATCATGGACCACCGCGCCGACGATGTCGTGGGCGTGGTCGAGTCCTTCAGCTTCGGCGCAGATCGCAAGGTCCGCGCCGTGGTGCGCTTCGGCAAAAGCGCAAGGGCTTCGGAAATCTTCCAGGACGTGGCGGACGGCATCCGCACCAACGTCTCGGTCGGTTACCGGATCCACAGGGCCATCCTGGAGTCGGAGGTGGAGGGCGTGGGAACGTACCGAATCACCGACTGGGAGCCCTACGAGCTGACCATGACCGCCGTGCCCGCCGACATTGGCGCCGGTGTCGGTCGCTCCCTGCCCGCCAGCTCGCCAACCGATGCCGAGCGTGCCGTGTGCATGCAAGTCACCGTCTGGGCTGGTGAAAGCGACGACGAAGAGGGTGACGACTCTGCCGAGGGCGTGGACGACTCCCGCGCCGCCGCATCCGCTGTTTCTGAAACCTCCACCACATCCACTCTGGAGCCACGCACCATGAACGCTACCACCGCACCCGCCGTTGTCGTTACCGAACAACGCAACCATGCCTCTGAAATCTCCGCCCTGTGCCAGGCCATGAGCCTGCCTGCCGACATCGGCATGCGCTCCATCCAGGCCGGCCACACCGTCGAGCAATTCCAGGCGGAAGCCATCCGCGAGCTGGCCAAGCGCCCCGTGCCCACGGCAGACATTGGCATGACCACGAAGGAAGGGCGCAACTTTTCCATTCTGCGCGCCATCAACGCCCTGGCCAACCCCAATGACCAGAATGCCCGCCGCGCGGCTGCGTTTGAGTTTGAGGCGTCTGATGCTGTCGCCAAGGTCATGGGCCGCGCTGCATCGGGCTTTTTTCTGCCTGCCGATGTGCAAAAGCGCGACCTGACCGCCGGCACCGCCAACGCAGGCGGCTACACCGTGGCCACCGAGCTGCGCGGCTTCATCGACATCCTACGCAACGCCATGGTCATTGACCGTGCTGGCGCCATGTTCATGTCGGGCCTGGTGGGTAACATCGCCATTCCTCGCCTGAGCGCGGCCGGCACCGCCTACTGGGTTGCTGAAAACTCGGCCCCGACCGAAAGCCAGCAAACCCTGGCCCAAGTGACGATGTCGCCCAAGACGGTCGGCGCGTTCACGGACATCAGCCGCGGGCTCATCCAGCAGAGCTCCATTGATGTGCAGAACATGGTCACCCGCGACCTGGCCGGCATCGTCGGCCTGGCCATCCAGCAG